ACGCTTACGCCTGCACTTATCCGACTCCCTGCTACAATCTAATTTATTAGAATTGTACAGTTCTTTGGTAAGCTCAATATAAAACTCCATTTGAGACTTTCTAGCAGATTCTAAAGCCTTTTCTTTTTGAATAGATAGTTTCCTATTCAAGTTACTAAATTTATTCTTGTACATAATCAATCGCATTTAATGAAGCCAATAAGAAATAGGCGACTAACAAGGCACAAGGCCGCCGTTATCAATACAGCTAGCCGGACGCACCACACCCGCCAGATTCCCTTTGGTTTTTGTCCCTTTGCCCCGAACGAACGAGACCAAATACGCACATACGTCACCCGTGATACGTACCGACAAGGCGCACTTTGTCCGTCAATTTAACCGCACAAAATACCCTTGCAAGGGTTGTTATTTGCTATCCGTACACATGTTAGGTATTTAAGCTACCCTAACATACGTCGTATTGATATACTAGCACGGAAATAACCCCGTAATACACTTGGTATGAGCTACTCACACAACATACCAACATACGCCCTATACATGCGTATATACACCAATATACCCCGTGTTTTTACACGGCCTACTAGGTTGACCTAGCGTATTTACCAGATCGATATAAACCAAAAGATAATAGCACTATCCTGGACTAGGGTAATACTTAAACCACATTGTTAAGCGGCGGCCTATCTACACGGGCTATCGTAACACTACCCACCTGTGTATGTTTATATCAATAAATTAAAGATCCTACCTGTTTAGTCTAGTCCAGTGGCACGACGGGGACGTACAGGCGATGCCACCATAACGCCCCTATATATAGAGATATAGGGGCAAATGATACTATCTATCATTTTTAGGGTGAGTTAGGTAGTATGTGACGCATTTTGCAATAAGACTAAATGTGTACCGCTTTATTGGCACGGCACATTTTACAATACGTTTGTCAGTGCCATTAAACGTTTCGTAATATATGCCAAAATCGTACTCTATAGGCTCATTATATCCAAAGCGTTTATGAGACGATCCTAGTATTGCTATATCCTCTATTTCGCTCATTTTGAGCTTTTTGTTTTTATCCTGATCGTTTTTATCATAATGTTCACGCTCTACTTCCTTGTATGCGCAAAATGTGTTATTTACACGTGGAAGTATATCTTTACAAAGCTGTATTACAACTTCCTTGTCTTTAGCTAAAGCTACTAAAGCCGGTACTATAGCTTTGTCTACTTTTATATCATTATCTTTCAAAATCTCGTTGATTTCTTTGCCTGATTTAAACAGGTTGCACCATGCCTTGACCGCACCTGTTAATGTTTTCTCACTTGCTTTTTTAACTTCACTTTGGACTTTGTTAATATCTTTACTTGTCATAATGTTTTGCCCATACCTTTGGGACTTGTATCGGTATCTGGTACACCTTGTTTATTAATGTTGTTATCTTACAAGGGCAAATATACAATATGTTTTATTATTCAACAAATATTTTGCAATAAAAATTCGACGATTATATGTAATAAATATAATCAAATGTAAATGTATATTAAAATATTGGTTTATATGATTGATAATCAGCAAGTTAAATACAAAATAAGCATTCTTTTTTTTCGGCTCGTTGATCGTTTGCCGTTCCTATCTCCAGCCTTTGCAAGCGGGGGGGGTGGACCAAAAAACGGCAGCCCGGCCGGGCCGATTTCGGGGAGGTGGTCCGTCCCACATATCCCACATATCCCACATATCTCCGCATATCCCCCATCCTCACCACATATCCCGCATATCCCAATATGTCCGGCGTCCCAACATATTCCTATGTCCCCATCCCTCATCCCCTCACGACTTAATAATCCCATTAATTTTATTATATTTGCGATATAATTAAAACATAACATATTATGAATAAAGAAGTTAAATACATGGGGGGGGGTATTTTAACCCTCAGATAAGGAGGGGGTATGTTTAGGCGCAGGACTTCTTCTACCGGTAAGATCCACTACCGTATTAATATAGACAAGAGAATGTGTCTTAATCCTGTAGATATATATATTGATGGAGATACATATCAACGTGGTTTTAACGGATCTTATCTTGATATATATCGCGATAAGAAGATAAAAACTATAAGCATAAGAGGACAGATAGAATATCTAAATCCGAAAAATGAGTACAATATTATTTTGGGCATAAGTGGAGGTATTATAGAGGGAACCCTTACGTATCAATATAATTCGGGTATGCATTGCGAGTTGGCTAATATGGTGACATACGGGAATAGGATAACTAATTTTGTTCCTGTAACGGTGATAACCGATCCTGGGAAGATTATTAATTTCACTTACAGACCTGAATTAAAGACTCAGGTTTTAGATGAAAGTTATGTAACTTGGGATGGTGATTATGTATTAAACGATAATTGTATAGTAACTGATCTTTGTTCGGGATGTGAATCTTATGCCTATGGGAAAAGTTCTCATGGTAACTATCGAGTAACGGTAAGGATAGTGTAGTACCAAGGGAAGGAAGGAGACCCTCATCCCTCCGGGCCTCCCCCGTCCTCCCACCGCCTCCCGTTCTTTTTGGCTTTCTTCTGGTTTTATCCTCAAATTTTCATATCTTTGGGACAAAACTATAATCATGTTTAGAGACATACTTCATAAGCTTAAGATCTTCTTCTGCGACGATGACGTTGAGAAGATATATGTAAGGGACAGTACGGTTATCCGCAACAACGAGATCCATAGGATGTATAATGAGATACTGGACGAGTTAGGCGATTTGGCTACGGTCGTTTCAAGGAACTACGTATATGGTAAGATAAAGGACAGGACTGGATTAAGTATCCGTCATATTAGTAGGATAATAAACCATACTAAAGTTGAGGAGATATGATTAAGGACGTAATGGAGAGGGATATGATAAATGAGATATCCACGTTGTTCGTGATGATATTCATGTCCGGGTTGATGTTTGTCATGCCGATGTTAGATATAGAGTGCGATGATATTGCTATCATAATAGGATCAGGAATAATACTATCTTTTATACTAACCATAATACCGATCTTACTTTCTTATGACATAAGGGATGAGATCATTGAGTTGATTGGGGATATGGATAGCCAGATCGTGGTAGACACATCGGTGTATAAAACGAACCTGCCCTAGGTAATTCCTAGGGCAGATATTAATATCAATTTGACTTCAAATACGATTCTATTCTATCAGCGGCCTCATTAGACGTATGTCCATCCCATTCCCATGCCGTATCAAGTTCAGGGATATTAAACAACTCCCAATACCGGTTCTCATAATGATTGGATATCTGTCCCGTTGGCAGTTCTGCCATTACGATAAACCACCCTCCGCCGAAGCATTCCTCTCCATCATGATGCTTATGTGATTTACAGACCTTTATATCGCCTTTAGCCAGCCCATTGAAGAAAGCGGCATTGTAAAGCATTCGATATCTATATAGTTCGTTAAATGTATGATACCCGTCGGATATATTACCCATCTCATCTTCATGTAAATATGTTTTCTCGAATATATCAGGCTTACAAGGATAAAACTCTCCATTTACCCCTTTTATGATATAATCACCTACATTGGCTGTCATAACACCTTCAAGGGTTTTTATACTGCAATCAATACAAGGAGGTATACCTCTATCCGCATCACCTTCACGAATAACTTCTATTTTAACGTTATCACCAGCGAAATCCTCGATCTCATGATTGTTAAAGCCCTTCCATTTTACAGCCTCTACTGCAATTGTTTTCTTTACATACCTATTCATATTTTACGATTTAATATATTATTATCTTTTGATATACCTTTCTATAAGATCTATGGATAATTTAGCGCCCAGCTCATCCTCCAACAAGTTAAGGTAGTTCCGGTGCAGGCACCCGCCCCGCTCCACCTCTCTGAAGCCTGCCCCGTCCCGGATCCTGACCAGCCCTTTCCTTGGATCCATGTCGATCAGATCACGAAGCTCGTTCATATTCTTAAACCGGCTCTCTATTACCTTAAATACATCGATCTTAGGTTTCTTATCCTTGATCTTTATCTTAACCCTTCCGCTCATGATCACCTCCCCGTGCTTCCGAATCCACAATCGCCTCTATCGGTATATCCGAGGTCATCCAACGACTTCACCTGATCCCATACGATACGTTCCCTCCTACGGATAAGCAATTGAGCTACCTTATCCCCTGCCGAATAAGAAGGATCTCCATAGCGATCTACACGTCTAGTCACTACCATAATCTCCCCTCTGTATCCCTCATCTACGGTACCCGGAGCGTTTTGGATAATTGACTTAGTTTTTGTAATGCTACTACGTGGACGGATTTCCATCTCATAATCCTCAGGTAAAGCTACATGCACACCAGTATGGTATATAATCCTACCCCCGTTAAGTTCTATGTTTTTAACGAACAGATCCATGCAAGCGTCCTCCTTATGGGCGTACTTAGGCAATATAGCTCCTTCTTCCAGCCATATCTTGACCTTACAAGTATCTATATCTTCAAGTAATGATTCTACCTCATTATAACTCATTGGTTGTTCTGACGCCAATGAAATGGCTCTTGCCAATAAATCTTTAATCTTACTCATTTTATCTTGTTTTTAAATTCTTTCCCTTTCGGGCATTGTAATTTACATTCCTCGCCACAAGCGGAACAGTTGGGTCTCATTCCGGGCACCCCTCTTCCCCCATACGGCCAGTAGGCATAATCGCAGACGCTCCAGAACGCCTCCATCGCCTTGATCTTGGCATCGACGGTTATCTTCTCCTTCACCTTTTTCATGCTTTTCCTGAACTCATCTTTCATATCCTTCCCTTCTATCTGTCTGGCCTTACGTCTCTCGTTCCACCAATTGTAGTAGAATTTGTCTGCCATCTTATAAGCTTCTGGGTCAAATTTATCACGATGCAGGATAGGTGCGTCCTTGATCTTTCTCAAATTCCTGCCACAAACATAAGCAAGCCCGGCGTACGGAGGTATGTCCTTAGGATCAACCAACCCATCAGGAACGCAGTAGTAGAAGTAGTTGGGGCGGCCGTACCTGACCCAGTCCCCGGTCTCGTATAGGGCTTGCTTCCGGGCCTCGAACCAGCCTTGCATTACTTGGTGCTTACCCTCCTTCTCGAAATCCTTGTTATAGTCAGCCAACGAGATCTTCACCTCAACCTCATAAGCGTACATGGATCTGGTTATAGCCAGATAAT